AAATAGTGGGAATTGAACCCACGACATTCTGATTGGCAACCAGATGCTCTAACCAAACTGAGCTATATTTACATATTGGAAGAGTAGATAGGACTTGAACCCATGTAATCAAGGATATGAGCCTCGATGGAAAAACCAACGTTCCACTCTGCATTATTTTGGAGTAAATAGTGGGAATTGAACCCACGACATTCTGATTGGCAACCAGATGCTCTAACCAAACTGAGCTATATTTACATATTGGAAGAGTAGATAGGACTTGAACCTACAAGCGTTTAACCGCCACGAGTTAGCAACCCGTTTGCTTAACCATTTGCATACTACTCCTTATTTGGTTACCCTTTTGAGAGTCGAACTCAAGTTTCCAGAGTGAAAGTCTGGCGTCCTAACCATTAGACGAAAGGGCAATAATGTAGTTGTGCTATATTTAATTTCCCACACAACAAAGGGGAAAAGGTATATGGTGAGAATAGCAAGAATCGAACTTGCGATACTACAGTGAAAGTGTAGTGTCTTAACCGCTTGACTATATTCCCAAGTTTATGGTGGAGGTGATGAGAATTAAACTCATGTCCAGTATACTAAAGCACCTGTCGACCTCTTTACACCCCCATTAACAAGTCTTTTAAAACTTAGTAATAATCACAACTGAATCTTCACTCTACAAGTCTATTACCATATCATATTCAGTCACTAGGCAGAGTAGGATGAGCACAGAGGAGCTACCCCCATACTTTCTACCCCAATAAAATCCTAAGCAAGATTGTGTACTTGCAACTTTCACCCGCTATTCATCTTGATAACTTTATATTTTAAGTTATTCCAATTTTGTTTAGTCATAGGGCTACTTGCACCAAATTCTAATCTTATACCAGAGTTTCCTCTGTTCAAGACTGATTGTATTCGTTGGATTCCTAAGTCCCTACAAGCCGTCCATAGGCTCTAGATTTTAGGTTATCTTCGGTTAGAAGACGGATTATTACAACGACTAGGTTTGTACTTTTGAGTACAATAATAGATTTGCAACACATATTATAATTGGAAGTTTCTTCCTTTTCGCTTTTAATTACTTATCTGCAAAAGATTATACATTCAAAATATCCTTAGAACGTACCTCTCTATCTTCTATATGTCCCAGAAAAGCTAGTTAAACTTTTTATTCACTGGGTTAGTTGTGGTTATTACTAAATTTTAAAAGACCATGTTTGTATTATATCACACTCTTGTGCTTTTGTCAAGGTTGATACCTCTCCCACCCTAATTAAAGAGTGGGTAGAGAACCTTACTTACTTAGATTACTTTACATTAACAACAATACTATCTACTCTGCACTTGTCAATAACAACACAATCAGAGAATGAAGTTAACTTGTTTCTTAGTTCAGATAAGAAGACTTTGTTCTTATCTTGATGAGCATTATAAGTGTTAATTTCTTTCAAGTCATGCTTTTTACCTGAGTTAGGGTCTAAAGTAGCTAAGATTAATCTCTCATCAACTAATACAACAATGAATGACTTACCTTCTCCACCTTTAGTGATAACGATATCACCTTTTTTGATGAAGTCTGCGTCTGAGAATGGATTAGCTTCATCTTCTAACTGCTTCATTGCTAATTCACCCTGTTCTGTTAAGTCAATACCTAAGTTCTGTTCGATTCTTGCGTACACATCTTTGATAGTGATTTTCATAAATGTCCAACTCCTTTTTTAATATTATTTTTTTTATACTATATAAATATTATATAATATTTTACTCAATTTGTCAACAACTTCTTCTCATTTTTTTCTTCATATTATTTTTTTACTATACTTATATTATATCATATTATAAGTAATTTGTCAATAACTTTTTTTTTCATATTGTTATTTAATATGTTTTATTTTTTTACTATACTTATATTATATCATATTATAAGTAATTCGTCAATAACTTTTTTTCGTATTATTATTTAATATGTTTTATTTTTTTACTATACTTGTATTATATCAAAATTATAGTAATTTGTCAATAACATTTTAAAAGAAATCCAAGAATTTTTTTACTCCATTAGCATAAGTAACTCTAATCATTGCATTGGAGTATTCAACTTTAACTATTTCTCCACTTTCAGAAAAGTTTATAACTTTTCCGCTGGTAAGTTGCAATACCAAATTCTTATCGTTTCCTCCAATGGTTCTTACCACACCATACAGGTTATGTTTGAATAGGTCCGCTTTATCATCGTGAACAATACTTACATTCTTTCCAAGTAGATGATTTAAATATTTAATAGTTTACTCCTTTCTTTTTTTTTCCTTCTATATATATTATATCAAAATAAACACAATTAGTCAATAACTTTTTTCTTAATAAGTATAAATTGCTACTAAGTCTTTAAATAATTCTTCTTCTAGAACTAATGTATTTGGAACTCTTAAATGTTCATAGGCTCCACGCATTAAAAGATTCTTAGACTTTACTGAATACATTGGATAATCTAAAATATCTAATAATTGTAACTCTGCTGAATTCAATACCTCTAATGTATTACTAACTAAAACCATCTTTTCTTCTTCCGTACCAGTCATTCCCTTAAAGTATTTTGAAAGTACACTACGCATTTCAAGGGAAAGTTCTTTCTTAGTCTTCTCTTGAATCAGTTCCACTATTTTTTTCATCACTACCTCCTTTTTCTGAATTAATAACATAAGTTCTTAATTTAGACAAGATAGAACCAACTTGTAATATTTCTTGAGTTCCTTTAACGTCTACTCTATCAAATAAAATTATAATGTTATTCGCTTCATACGGTCTAAGTCCCTCATCTAAATTAGTTATTAACTCTTTAGACGCAGACATTTCTCTTTCTGCCGTTTTAAATATTTCATTCAACTTCTTTTTTAGTATTTCTTTTTCATTCTGACTTAATTTCATAATCTATCCTCCTATCAATTCATTAATTTCTTTATTCCTATTGTCTAAATCCTTTAAGGCTTCATGCAATACGTCTATATTAGAAAAGAAAAATACATTCTTATTGGGGAAATCCTTATTCTTTTCCATATCATGGAGTTTAAATCCCTTCATCATAAGAAAGCCTGCTTTGAATTGAGAAAAGACAATATAAGTTTTTGCTCTTTCAATAGTTAATTCTTTTTCAGTTTTTTTCATAAATCCTCCTACTATTTTTATGATGTTCTCGTCAACACTACTAGTTACTTAAAATAATTCTTTTTTTTTACTATACTTATATTATATAACAATATAAACAAGATGTCAATAAGTTTTTCTAGTTATTTTAAGTATAGTTACTCCTTTCTTTTTTTATTTTTTTCTTTCTATACTTATATTATATAACAATATTAATAAATTATCAAGAACAATTTTATATTTCTTTATACAGAAAACACCTATTTGCTACAAACATATCTGAGTCAAAACTAAAGAAAGGGATGTCTTTTAGCATATACCCCCTCTCACGCGTGTATCCAACAATGACAAATTCTCTACCACAGTAAACATTCATACTAACTGAAAATGTATTTGAGGTTCTAACATAAAATTCTCTTTCTTGTTCTGAGTAGTTTATTTTGAAATCCCTTGCAAACTGCTCTTTAGTTTTTATTCTAACTACATCTCCTACTTGATAAATAAGACTTGCTCTTTTTAAGTTCTCACGAGGAATTTTCATTCCTGTTTTTACCGCTCCTTTGTGGATTGGAATATAATACTCTCCGTGTTCTATCCCTTTTAGTTTCAATACTTTAAAGTTACCCCTTACTTGATTAGTTATGTCTTTATATAAGAGACTTTTACTCAAGGACATACTATTCCTCCTTATTTTTTTTCTTTTATCTTATATATATATTATATCAAAATATGAAAGAAATATCAAGAACAATTTCGTAAAGTAGTATTTACAATTCCCTTCCGACCTTATAGATTCTCGATGAAAATACTAAAAATTTTTCTTGATATTTTCCCCATAATTTGATATAATATTATTAGAGATAAAAAAAAGGAGGAAAAATATATGCTGATACAAGACGTTGATATACAGAATATAAGTATTAATTATAGTAATAGTAGTTCTATTAAACATTATAATATAACTAATACATTTAGTCAAGAGAAAAATAAAGATTTTTTCTATTTTTCTACAACTGTTTTAAAACCCAAGGTAGAATTGTTTCTGAGAGATTTAGCAATTGAATTAGACTTGGAGCTTTCTTTAGTTTTATCTCTAATAGAGTTAGAAACAGGAGGGAAATTCAACAATGAGGTGGTAAGTACTAATCCAACAAGTGTAGATATAGGACTTTTCCAACTAAACAGTAGGTGGGGAGTCCCAAACGCAGAAGAAATACTAGGTTGTGAAGTTGACCCATACGATATTTATGATAACATTTCAGGTGGTTTAGCAATACTTTACAATAATAGAGAATATTATAGAAATCAAGGGTATACTGGGGACAGTTTGATGAATATGACTCTATTGTCTTACAATAGGGGGATAGGTGGTGCAAATGTATGGATGAAAACACACAACGACTATCATATCTACGTTCACATTATAAGAGGCAACCAACATAAATGGCAAAAGCTAGTAGATGAAATGAATAAGCCAGTTCATCTTTTAGAATTGTAAAAATAGTTCTTGTAAAACTGTTTATTTTCTGATATAATATTAATATAAGATAATAAAAAAAAAGAAAGAGGTGTAAATGAGTGTTATATTAATGGGAATTTTATACTTTGTTGGTAGTCTATTTTCAGAATTATTGAATACTGGAGTTTATAAAAAATAATAGGAGGAGAAGAATATGAAAACAATAAACGATAAAGAAAAAAGTTTCAATGATGTTTTAGAAGACTCTTTTAGCAAACTAGATAAAGCAATACTTAACGGTTCAGAATTAAATGAGGAAGTAGTTCGTGAATATTGTGATTTAGATTATTTAACTGAGTCTTTTATTGACTTTTATGAGTATTTCTCAGAAAGCTCAAAAACATTTAGTGTGGTTCAAAAAATGTTAGGAGATTATTTTATTTCAAAGTACTACTTATATAAGCTTTTAGGAAGTGTTCGAATTACTCAAGAAGTTGATATTGATGTAGAAGAACATAAAGTATTTAATAACTTAATGAGAGCATTTGAAGTAGCGAAGTCTGATAAGAAAAGCGAACTACAAAGTGAATCAAATACAACAAAGAAAGAAGCGTTAATAAATGATATTATTAATTTGAATTTTGCTTGTAGTGAACAAATTAAATTAGATTCATCTGATATGTCTAAGAATGTTGCTAGTAAATATGGTGGTATAAAAGTTTCAAAGCTATATGCTAATATGTTTGGTGGAGATAATATAGTAACAACAACTTTTTCAAACTCTATTCAAAACAATAGAATGAAAGAAGACCTTTATATATCTATTTCACCTTTAGATATTTTAACATTGAGTGAAAATAGCTATTCTTGGCAAAGTTGTTTGAGATTACAAGGAGAGTACGGTGCAGGGAGTCTATCTTATATCTTAGATGGGTCAACAGTAGTAGCATTCATTGGTAAGTATAACGATAACTTCCCTTGCTTAGATAAAAAATGGAGACAGTTAATGTACATTCAGAAAAGTAATTGTTCTGATGATTCATTAACAATAGCTCAATCTAGACAATATCCCAATGATATATCTGACGCAGAAAGTATTAGTAGAAGACTTTTAATGTCTAAGATAAATGATTTCGCAGGTGAGAATCTATCTTACAAAAAAGTAATTCCAACAGAGAATATTGAAGAAAATGAGAATGCTCCTCATTATTATGATTTAAGAAGTAATCATCATGGAGTTCAAACAACACATGAGAGTTTTAAAAACATTCCACATTTTCTAGTTGGGTCAGAAGCTTATTGTATTGATTGTGGTTATTCACTTGGAAGAGAAGATAGTCACTACGGGTATACCTGTAATGATTGTAGTTATTAACTAGGAGGAGAGAATATAATGATAAAACAAAAAAACATAGCCATAGGTGAGACTCTTAGAGATGTGGAAACCTTTAAACTAATTTTGGGTCTTACTCAAAAAGAATTAAAGAACACACTGGTTAAAGATATTTTACCACTGTTCTACAGCAAAGACATGATTAGAAGCAAAGACGGATATATTAAGGTTGTGGGTGAAGAAGATGTGATGTTACTTGCACATATGGATACAGTATTCAAAACTCCACCAACAACTTTTATATTCGACAAGGAACAAGAGTTAATAACTTCGCCAGATGGATTGGGTGGAGACGATAGATGTGGTATATTCGGTATTCTAGCTCTACTTTTAGCGGGACACCGCCCACATATACTGTTTACTGAAGATGAAGAAATTGGTGGAGTTGGAGCTCGCAAGGCTTCAAAAGAAGAAATTGTTCCAGTTGATATAAAATACTTAATTCAACTGGATAGACGAGGAAGTGAAGACGCAGTGTTTTATTGTTGCGATAGCCCAGATTTTCATTCCTTAGTAGAAGGGTACGGATTTAAAAAGACTAGTGGGAGCTTTACAGATATTGATACACTAATGCCTATCTGGGACATATGTGGCGTAAACTTGTCAATAGGATACTACAATGAACATAGAGAATATGAATACGTAGACATTAAAGAAATGATTGCTACTATCGAAAAAGTTTCCAAGATGATAAATACATTGCCTAAAGAGAAACCAGTTTTTATTGAAAAAACATATGTTTACTACAAGAGAAAAAATAAAACTATTGATTTTTATCAAGGAATGTATCAACAAGAAAGTGAAGAAGGTGGATTTGATATAGTCTGTTACGCGTGTGGGAAATTTCATAAAGACACTTTTTCGAAGAGTGTATATGGTATGGATTTATGTGACGGATGTCATGGACTATTAGAGGTTCCGTCTTAAACGGAGGTGATACATGTTAAAAGACATAAAAGACTTTTATAAGAATGGTTACGGGGTCGAGATAATTGACCCCAATCCTCTTATTTCCTTACACAATGAAAATAAAAAGGAAATAATCAATATGTTTGGGGGTCAAAAGAAAATAGAAATAGATATTGAAACTACAGTAAGTGACAGAGAGTATAGAAAGATTCTTAATGTTTTTTCTAAGAAGTATGAGGGCATAAATGTACTATTGGAGCTAATAACCAAAGATGAATTTTTGAATAATAGAATTACTAGCAAAATAGAGTATAGTGAGGAAAAATTTAATAAAGGAATGAAAGTATCCAAAATACTCAAAAAAGCTGTAAATTATAATCCGTACGATTTACAAACTGACTATTCAATGATTATACAGAAGTCGAAGATAGTTGGACAACTTGTTTTTAGTGTAGATATTTTAGATATGCTCACAATAAGTTTAAATAATAAAAATTGGAGTAGTTGTCTAAATCTCACCGATGGTATATACAGGGGTGGGACTTATGCTTATCTATTAGATAGTAGTACTTTTGTGGCTTATTTAAAGACAAATACAACGGTCATCAATGGGGTTGAGATAGACGACAAACAATGGAGGCAATTAGTACATATTAATATAGAAAGGTCTCAAGCATTGTTTTCTAAGAACTATCCTTATGAATCAGATATTTTAAGCACTGCTGTTAGAGAAAATCTTGAGGAGCTGTTATCTAAATATAAAAATTTACAGAATAAATGGATGTTAGTGAAAAAGATGGGAATCATAAGACAATCAATAAATGATGTCGGTATGACTTTTGATTACAATGATATATTATTATCCTCCTCTGAAGAAAAAGATATGAGTGCTATATATCATAAGAAGGGAAGTATGGAATTATCTGTAGATATTGGGATTATGAAAATCCCTTGTCCAATATGTGGCGAAAAACATATTGATAGTGAAGATATGATTATGTGTAGCGACTGTGACACTATGATTAAGTGCAAGTCTTGTGGGGAATATAATTGAAAGAGTTATATGACTGAAGACGATATATGTTACGAATGTTTTTAGAAAATAATATTTGACAAAATTAAATTTATATGATATAATTATAGATGTAGAAAATGAAAGTATAAAAAAAAATAAAGGAGTGATGTAATGTCAGATTTAAGACAGGGTTACAGTTCAGTAGTTATTAAGGGAGAATTAATGGAGAATACTCTCGAGCAAAATATTAGTAAGAGAGATGGTTTCCCCTATATCGCAGGAGACTTGTCAATCAAAACAAGTGATGATAATATTGTCAAAGTAAACATGTATGCAGGAAAGTTTAAAAAAGCTGGTGGGGAAAGTAAATTATTCAAGAGTTTCAAATCTATCATGGAAACTTATAAGTCTTCAGCAGACGCAGGAGAAGGGCAAAAAGGAGATAATGTAGAATTTACTAGTGCAGAGTTATCTCCAAATAGTTTTATGACAGATGATGGAAGTATACTTGAGAACTACAATGTAAGAGGTGTATTCCCAAATAGAATAAAAGGAGAATTCGAACCTACTGGAACATTCGGAGTTGAAGTATTAATTGACTCTATATTTGATGAAATGGATGAGGAAACACAAATGGAAACAGGAGCTAAGATTATAAAAGGTTATTTTATTGGGTACGCAGGAAGCGTTGTGGAGTTAGAATTTGCAGTAGAAAGTCCACAAAAAGTGAGTTACGTTGAGTCTCAATATAAAAAAGGAGACACTGTTAAATTATTCGGTCAAATGAAAAATAAAGAAGTTACTATCACCAAGACAGAAGAGATGGCTTTTGGAGAAGACATTGTTCAAGAAAGAACAGTATCGAAGAAAAGATTGCTTGTCACTAGAGGAACAACTCCTTACTCAGATGGTAAAGAATATGCCATTGAAGAAGTTAAAGAAGCACTTAAGATGAGAAATATCAATTTAAAGTCAAAAAGCAAAACATCTAAGCCTGCTAAACCTAAAGCTAAAGAGACTAGTGGTTCTGGCGGTAGTTTTGACCCATCAAACTTTTAGTCAGAATGCAGTCGTAAGTTATTAGAAAAAATAAAAGGAGTGATTAGATGTTAGATTTAATGAATGTGGAAGAACATATCCCTAGTACCAATCTAAAGGGGTATTCAGTAATGATTTATGGTGAGAAAAAAGTTGGCAAAACATACAATGCAAGTCAATTTCCAAAACCTCTACTATTAGCTTTTGAAAAAGGGTACAGTGCTTTATTCGGAGTAAAGGCTGTATCAATTAATAAATGAACTGAAGCTAAAGAAGTATTAAGACAGTTGTCGAAAGATGAAGTCAAGGACCAGTATGAGACTGTCATAGTCGACACTGCTGACATAGCTGTAGAGTACGTAAAAGATTATATCTGTAACAGAGAACAAGTTGGTAAAATAGGAGATATTGGATACGGACAAGGTTATGGAATGTATGAAGAAGAATTTGATAGATTCATTAGAGAAATTCCAAAAATGGGATATGGTCTAGTAATCATCTCTCATGATAAAGATAAAGTCTTCACTGATGAAAGTGGTCATGAGTACAATAAAATCACAACAACATTAGACAAGAGAGCTCACAAGGTTGTAACAAGAGCTGTTGATATTTACGCTTATGCTAGAATGGTGACAAATTCAGAGGGGGTTGAAAGCAGAAAATTATTCTTAAGAGGAACAGAGAGATTTGAAGCTGGAAGTAGATTTAAAAATATCAAACCTTTCGTAGAGTTTTCTCATGATGGATTAGCCGAGGCAGTTAAAGATGCAGTCTTGTCTGAGGCGGAAGAAAAAGGCATTAAAGTTTCTGAAGAAGTAAAGAACTTAAGAGAAGAAACTGCAGAAGACCACGGAACTTTCCAGGAAGAAAAAAATAGATTTGATGATTTAACTGGAGCGTTTATGGAAGAGGGAATTGCATTACTAGGTAATTTAGAAGACCCTGATGAAGTTACTCAGGGCAAAAGAGAGTTGTCAGACAAAATAATAACCCTAGTAGAAGAAGAACTAGGAAAAGGAAGAAAGGTTTCTGAGATGAGTAAATCTCAAGTAGACATTTTATTCCTAATAAATAATAGAATAGAGAACGAATTGAAGTAGTAAAATTGAATAGGAGTATAATACTCCTATTTTTTTTATTAATGAAGAGGTGGTTAAATGGCAAATAAAGTAAAATGTCCAGTTTGTGAGGAACGCTTCTATAAAGAAGAAGTGGATTTTGTGAAGAAGGGAAGAAGATATTATCACAAAGAATGTGTAGAAGAACAAGCAGAAGTTGATGAAGCGAATTCTGTGGTAAACCATGAAAATATGGTGGAAATAATAAAAAAAATATTTGATATAAAATATCCAAGTCCTAGAATACTTAAACAGATAAAAGACTATCAAAAAAAAGGTTACACTTACTTTGGCATATGAAAAACCCTAGAGTACTGGTTTATACTAGAAGGGAATTCTACTAAGAAAGCTCATGGCGGAATAGGAATAGTACCCTACGTTTATGAGGACGCTTCTATTTACTATAGGAAGGTTAAAGAGAGCAAGGAGTCTGGTAACCAAAAAGTGAATAAGGAAGAACATAAGGTAGTTATAGCGAGACCAGATAAAAAAAGTGTTTTCGAGAAAAGAAAGATAGATATGAAAGAATTATAGGAGGTGAACTTTGAGTAGTTTTAAAGATATAAATATAGAAGAATTGTACGACAACAAAGCAGTATTAATGTTATTTGGTGCTCTTTTGAACAACCCAACAACATTATTAAAACATGATAGATTTAAATTAGAGGTGTCAGATTTTGTAGCAAGACATCATAGAATTGTTTTCTCTGCGATAAATAATTTAGTTAATTCTGGAGTGGATAGGTTGGACTCTATTGCGATAGACAGTTATTTAAATAAGTATCCAGAGCAGTATGAAATATTTCGGAGTAATAGAGGACTAGAAGCTCTTGAATTTGCAAAGAATAGTGCTGATGGAGACAATTTTGTGTATTACTATAATCGTGTAAAAAAGTTCTCTTTATTGAGGGCTTATTTGAAGTCTGGGGTAGACATAAGATTTATATATGACCCAGACGAACTTAATTCAGACAAGAAAGAAAAAATGCAAAATGGTTTAGACAAGATGTCTATAAATGAAATAATTAATCTAGTAGACATGAAGATAGTAGAGGTTAGACAAAGCTTTGAAATGAGTGCAGATAGTTATGGACAAAGAGCTGGTCAAAATATTGTTGGTTTAATAGATGACTTATTAGAAAAACCTGCAATTGGACTACCTTTAAATGGCAGTTATATAAACGGTATCGTAAGAGGTGCAAGACTTAAAAAACTCTATATGAGAAGTGCTCCTACTGGTGTGGGGAAGGCTATCCCAAACTATACTAAGATACCAACTCCAGAAGGATTTAAAAGGGTTGATGAGGTAAAAATTGGTTCTTACATTTTTGGAAGAAATGGAAAGCCAACAAAAGTAGTGGGCGTCCATCCGCAAGAGAGTGAAAAAGAAATAAACAAAGTTACTTTCGCTGATGGTAGAGTTGCCGAAACATGTGACGAACACTTATGGGAATATTTTACAGATAGAAGATGTGCCCATAAGACAAAAACTACTAAGCAGATACTCGAAGAAGCTAAATCTCTTGGTGGATTTAAAGGAACAAGTGGGTATACTTTTAAAGTTCCGATAAATGGTGCAGTTGAGTATAATGAAAAAGAATATGGACTTAAACCCTACACTTTTGGAGCACTATTGGGAGATGGAAGTTTCAGGTATGTAAGTGGAAGAAGAGATTTAACGTTCTCTGCTGCCGATGAAGAAATAATATCTACAATGTCCAAATTAGAGGGGTGGCACTATGAGAAAGAAAAAAGTGAAAACTATTCTTGGTTCTTTAGGAAAGAAAAAAACACTAACAACAGAATTTCTGTTGAAGAATCAATAGGTTACAAAGACTTATGGAATGCCAAAAGTGAAGATAAATTTATTCCTGACGACTATTTATTGGGGTCTATAGACCAAAGAATGTGCCTACTACAGGGGCTTCTTGATACAGATGGCTCAATAGATAAAAAAGGAAGAGTTGCTTATCACACTATTAGTGTAAAACTTAAAGATGACGTTGTGAGTTTAGCTAGAAGTCTTGGTTATATACCAACAATCATAGAGGACATAAGAGATAAATACTCTACAGGAGTTTGTTATAAAATTAATATACAAATGCCACACGAAGATAAGCTAAAAGTATTTAGGTTTTCTAGAAAATTAAATATTGCGAATAAGTATGTTTTAACGTTAAAAAGAAAAGAGCATAAAGATTATAATCCAATAGTAAATATAGAAAAAATGGGTTTCTCTACAGAGATGACTTGTTTTACAGTTGACAACGATGAACACTTGTTCCTAATGAATGATTATATTGTAACTCACAATACTAGATTCAGTGCGGGAGATGCTATAAACCTAGCAGTAGATAAAGTTTGGGACTCAAAGAAAAATGATTGAGTATCTAATGGTATAAGTATGCCATCACTATTTATTACTACAGAGCTAGAAATACAAGAGATACAAACATTATTCCTTGCCTTTGTCTCAAATGTAAATGAGGCACATATATTAGATGGAGAATATGACGAAGGAGAAAAGGAAAGGGTAATAGAAGCTGCACACATCATAAAGGGAGCTCCAATTTGGATAGAACACTTGTCTAATCATAATATTCAACAAGTAGACAATATGGTAACGAGACATAAATTAAAGCATGATGTACATTATGTATTTTTCGATTATGTTCACACTACTTTAAAGATACTTGCCGAAATTGCTTCTGCCAGTAGAGGAGTCAGACTAAGAGAAGATAATGTTCTGTTGATGTTTGTAAGTAGATTAAAGAAGATAGCCAATGAGTTAGGAGTCTTTATATATACTGCTACGCAAGTTAATGGTGACTGGGATAAAGTAGACCAAGCTACACAAAATTTATTACGTGGTGTTTTTACGCCACTAAATTTCTTATCCGCATATCAAGTGGGGTTTTAATTTAACAAATTAAAGCTAACGAGGAAGCCTAAGGTGAGAGCTATGGTAATCTCGTGGCATATTACTTAATAATGTATTAAGTAAGTCGCTGTATCGACTATTTCCAGTTAGATGGAAAGTAGGGTTACTATTGATAAGTAACGTAGTTTTAAGTAATTAAACTACTGAGAACCGAAACAGAAATTCTCTCCTTGGTAGGAGAGTAAGAGATAGTCAGTGCTTGTGGAAACACAAGAGTAACACGGCAAAATCAATGGCAGATTTGAATAACTTTTTATTCGCATCTTAGAAAGGTGTGTTGAAATTGAAAAAAAAATAGAAGTAAGTAGCATAGAAAATATTATAAATCTATGCGAATAAAAAGTAAACTAGAGTCGTCTATGTCAGCAATGGCGTAGTTAGGTACTGGTGAACTTACAAATGTAAGGTGTGCTATTAATTTAGTGCTAACGGGGAAACTCTAAGGGAGAAATCCTATGACAATCCCGTGCCAAGTTTAGTTAAAGGTGTAACGACTATCCCAGCCAATAAAGGGAGTAGTTTTAAGGTGTAATTCCTTATTACGAAGAGCCAGTCCCTCCCATCTAGGGAGGTGCAGATATAGTCTAGTCCGTATTAAATATCACGAAAGTGACGGTATAAACGAAAATTGATGTTGGAATAATTGCTTTAGAACCAACAGAAAAAGATATTAAAGCTATATCCCATATCTTAGATGAGAATTTCTTAGAAGTACCTAATATAGTGTTCCATGTATACAAGAACAGACGTTCTAAGTACAAGGGCGTAAAATTATGGTCGATAGCAGATTTGGGAACGTGTAGAATAACTGATTTATTTGTCACTAATTCGAAATATGAATTAATACCAATGAAGTCAACAGTAATAACTATTGAGAATGAACAGAAAAAAAGACAACAGGGTACAGAGGATGTCCCTAGCGAAACCTTTTAAGTGGGAGGTGCTTAAATGTTCTTTGAAATGAAAGAAGACATAAGAGACAAGCTAACTGAGGATGACATCATTGATGTTTTAATGTCCTTAGGTAGTAGTTATCCTCAAAGAAGGAAAGATAGCCTTGTCTTCCAAACAGTGTGCCACCACCACCCAGACGATAAGATGAGTTATAAATTATATTATTATCTCGAAACTGGGATTTTTAAATGTTATACAGGAGGTCAAGATGCGTATGATATATATGGGTTAGTACAGGATACAATGTGGTATAGAGGATACAAGATAAGTTTAGAAGAATCTATAGAATACGTTGTAAACCATACAACTATAAACTTAGGTTTTGGTATAGAAACAGAAACAGAGAGAGAAAGAGACACACAGTTTACATGAGATTTTATAGATGAATACAAAAGAGCAATGGAAGATGGTAAAGAAGAGATACAGGTAATTAAAAAGATACCCAGTTACACAATAAATTTTTATAAAGATGCTTTCTATAAAGGATGAATCCAAGAGGGAATATCTATAGACTCAATGAAGAAGTTTAATATAAAATATTCAATAACAGATAACAGGGTAGTTATTCCCCACTACGATATAAATAATAATCTGATAGGAATAAGAGGTAGAGCACTTAGAAAAAGTGAAATCAATGATGGATATAAATACATGCCTATGACGATACAAAAGAAGATTTTTTCACATCCTACCTCCATGAACTTTTATGGTATATACAGGAATAAAAAAGTAATACGTAATTTAAGACAAGTAGTAATTTTTGAATCAGAAAAAAGTGTTCTAAAAGCAGAAACGATTTATCCGAATAACAACTTTACTTTAGCCATGGCTGGAAAAAAGATAAGTAGTCAACAAGTGAAATTGCTATTACATTTAGATGTAGATAGAGTTGTTTTGGCTTTAGACAAAGATTACACAGATTTTTACTCAGATGAAGGAGTTGAATGTTTTGAGAACATGCTTAAACTAGCAGAGTTTTTAAAGCCTTACTTTACTGTCTTTATAATGGTTGATGAGCATGAATTATTAAGGAGAAAGCAATCTCCAATAGACCAGGGCAAAGAAGTCTTCGAAAAAATATATCATAAAAAAATTAGAATGTAGGAGCTGATAATATGAAGGGAATTTATAGACCAAAAATCACTAAAGGGCTATCTAAATCTATGGTAGAAATGGATGGTAAAAGCTTCCATTTTGTGTGAGTAGGTGTTGCGGAAGACTACCTATTTACTGGGCAAAATGTTTACGAAGCACAAGGGTTAGAATTCAACATTCCAGAAGAAAGTATTGACTGAATATATCCATTGGAATTTTTCCAATGTTAAATTAAAAAAAAAGAAGGGTGATTAAATGCAATTTTCATTAGACAATTTAGTAGGACTTTCTAGTTCTATTCAAGAGGATTTACTTTTAAAAAGAGGAGTAAGTCCAGATGATATTAACATATTTTTAAGTAGAGAAGACACAAGCGTAGATTACGAAGAAGATAAGTATAGGTTAAAGAATCTTAAAGAGACATCTGTGTTCTTAGATGAACAACTTAGCCAAGGTGACAAAAAAGTAATGATAGTAGTAGATAGTGACGTTGATGGTTATACCTCAGCATCTATCATATGAAAGTATTTATATAAGGTTTATAATCTTACTGATATGGACTTTTTTATACACGAAAACAAAGAAGTAGGACTACCAGATGGAGAAGAGCTTGAAAAGATGAAAGAATATGACTTAGTAATAATTCCAGATGCGGGTAGTAGTCAATATAAAAAGCATAAAGAACTCTCAGACGCTGGTACAAGTATTATTGTACTAGACCACCATGAAGCAAGTAAAGAATCTGAATATGCAATGGTGGTTAACAACCAATTATCTCCAGACTACAACAATAAATTCTTAAGTGGAGCTGGAGTTGCGTTTAAATTTTGTCAAGCACTAGATGATGTAAATAGTATTAATTTCTCAGAACAGTTAGTAGATTTAGCAGCATTAGGGATAGCCTCAGATAATATGGACATGAGGTTGAGAGATAATATTGTAATAGTCAGAAGAGGCGTAAAATTAATGAATGATGATATTGAAGGAAACTTATTCATCAAGGCATTAATAAAGAAAAAGAGCTACTCTTTGGGTGACAATGTTTATCCAATAGACATAATGTTCTATATAGCTCCATTGATAAATGCTGTCATTAGACTTGGAAATATGCAAGAGAAGATTATGATGTTTAAAGCATTTATACTAGACGGTAGTAAGGTAATAGGTTCTGGTAGAAACAACAAAGGACAACTAGTATTCATTGAAAAGGAAATGGCTAGAATGGCAGGTAATATTAAGATAAGACAAAAGAAGGCAGAAACTAATGGTATGAAAAAATTAACACAGTTAGTTGAGAAAGACCAATTAGGAAATAAAGTTATAATCTTAAATGCGACTAATATAATTGAGCGGTCTATGACTGGACTAGTTGCCAATAAAATACAAGACAAGTATAATAGACCAACTTTAATACTTTTAAAGAATGAAGAAGACGGTTTATTTTATGGTAGTGGTAGATGCCCCTCTGGAACAAAACTAAATGAATTTAAGAAGTACTTAAACAATACTGGTTTAGTAGAATACGCAGAAGGTCATCAAGCAGCTTTCGGAACTTGTATAAAACCAGAAAATATAAAACCATTAATAGAGCTAAGTAACAACCTATTAAAAGACTATGATTTTGAAAAAGTATTTAGCATAGACTTCTTAATGGACTCCACTGAAGTAAGTAGCGAGTACATCTTTAAATTAAATGATATGAAACACCTTTGGGGAACTAGATTGAGAGAGCCTAAGATTATGGTATCTAATATTAAAATAGACGCATCAGAGCTACAACTAATCGGAAAGAAATCTAATATTATAAAGATTATTTTTAATGGTGTTGAGTATATAATGTTTAGAGCAGAGGAAATAATTGCAAATATACCAAATGGTAACTCCCTTGAAATTAGTTTAATAGGTAAGCCGAACACGAATGAGTGAAATGGTAAGGTTGTCCCTCAAATTATCGTAGATGAGTGTGAGATAAAAGCAAGTAGTTCTTTCGTTTTTTAAGAAAAAAAGATATTGTAAAAATTATAAAATAATGGTATAATGTATATATAAGATAAGAAAAAAAAGAAAAGGAGGTATAAGTGAATTATTTTTCTTCACACAATCATACAGATTATTCTAACTTAAGACTAGCAGACTCTACAAATAAAGTTACAGACTTAATAGATAGGGCAATAGAGCTAGGATTAAGTGGTTTAGCAATAACAGACCATGAGGTATTAAGCTCACATGTGAAAGCAGACAAATATAGAACCAAATTAGTAGAAGAAGGAGTTATAGATGAAAACTTTACTGTGGCTTTTGGAGACGAAATATATTTAGTAGATTCACTAGGGAACAATCAACAGTATTATCATTTTATATTAATAGCGAAAGATGAAATCGGTTATGAGCAATTAAAAAAGATATCGTCTCAAGCTTGGACCAATTCTTACTATGATAGAGGAATGAGAAGAGTTCCAATAACTTATTCCCAAATAGAAGAAATTATTAGTACAAACAGAGGTCACTTAATGGCTACAACAGCTTGTTTAGGTGGTTTTCTGCCTAATACTTTAATGGGGATGTATAATGGTGAGATAGAAAAATCAGTAGCTCAAGATAGGATTAAGAAGTTTATCGAATGGTGTATCAATGCTTTTGAGAAAGACAACTTCTTTTTTGAATTACAACCATCAACATCAGAAGAACAAACTATGGTGAATAGAATGATAAAATCAATAGGGGATTCGAAAGACATTAAGAGTATAATAACTACTGACTCCCATTATCTGTCAAAAGAAGATAGAAGTATTCACAGAGCTTTTTTACAATCTCAAGAAGGAGAGAGAGAGGTCGATGCCTTTTATGGTTTTACCTATATGATGTCAGAAAAAGAAATAAAGGAAATAATGCACAATCACATTCCAGAAGAAGAAATAGACGAATGCTTTAGAAATACATTGATTATAGGAGAGCAATGTCAGAATATTAGTCTGGCTCAATCAGTGGATATAACCAAAGTTCCAGTTGAGGACCATGAATTTGACTCTAAGACAAAAGAAATGTTTAAGGGGTACAAATATATTACTAGATACTTAAATAGCCAGGACAGATATGATAAGGCTCTAATTTATCATACGTTAAGAGGAATAAAGAGTAAAAAAGATATTGAACCAACAGAAGAAGTACTACAAAGAGTGGATGTAGAATTAGAACATATACTAGGAACGAGTGAGAGAATTGGTAAGAATATGGCTAATTATTTATTGACAACAAAGAGATTAGTTGAAATAATGTGGGAAGAGGGAGACAGTCTTGTAGGACCTTCAAGGGGTTCAGCAACAGGATTATTAATAAATTACTTGATAGACATAATACAAATAAACCCTTTAAAATGGGACATTCCTTGGTGGAGGTTTCTCCACAAAGACAGACCAGACATTATGGACATTGACTTGGACTCACAAAAGTCACAGAGAGGTCAAATACTTAAGGCTTTAAATGTAGAGTTTGGAGAAGATAGAGTATTAAACATAGCCACCTTTGGAACAATTGGCTCTAGGAGTAGTATAACATCTGCTTGTCGTGGTTTAGGTATCGAGGAGTCAGAAGCATTATATTTAACTGGATTGGTTCCAGAAGAGAGGGGTGCTAACTGACCATTGGCAGACGTTATATTCGGCAATAGAGAAAAGGAAAGAGGAGTTCAACAAGAGTTTTTGTCTAAGTTGGAAGAATATGAAGATAAAAAATTACAGGAGACGATATTAGCATTCGAGGGAATTATAGACAAGAGAAGCATACATGCCTCTGGTATCTATATATATAATGAACCTTATTATAAAAGGAATGCTTTGATGATGTCTCCGAGTGATGTTCCTACAACTCAGTTTGACATGTCAGATTCGGATTAATTATATAGTCCCTATAACTTGTGAGAGTTATAGTAAATTTTGTGAACCTTACGACAAAAAGGGTGTTTAATCCTTATTAAAGGGGTTAAGCTAACGAGGAAACCTAAGTTGCTTCGGCAATATGGCAATCTCGTGTCAAGTCTTAAGTTTTAATAATAGTGTAAATAACAATAAAAAATAAGTGAATCTAAAAAAGGAGTTGTTGGTTCTAATATTGGTAAAGTTGATGTCGGTGCAACAAGTTCTAAAAAAGTTTACAAATATGATATCAATTGGAATCTAGTTGAGGTATATGACTCAGTAACTTTAGTCCTAAGAGACTTAAATTTAAAGGGGCATTCCCAACTTTATAGGGCTTTTAAAACCTCAGAACTTTATAAAAACTATTATTGAAGCAAGAGAAAGATGTAGAGACTAGCCGAGAGGCGTAGACTGGATATTGTCCCAGTCGAAGTGCAAGAGTTCTATTTTAAAATAGAACATGAAATAGTCCGTCCCTGTGGAAACATAGGATAAAGATGTATATGGGAGGAGTCAAATTTGACTTCTTAACTGTAAAGATTCTAGATAAAATTAGAATAACTATGAATCATTTAATCACCAACGGTGCGATGGAAAGACAAGAAACACTAAGGGAGACTTATGATAAGTATTTATCTCCTGCTGTCCTTGAGTATGACAACTTAGAAATGTGGGACAAAGCTGCGAAAGGTGAAATTGTTTCTCTATTCCAATTTGATACAATGGTGGGTTCTAAAGCCATAAGAGAAGTAGCACCTCATTCATTGGTGGAGATGGCAACAGCAAACTCATTAATGAGATTATCATCTAGTGGAGGAAGTATTCAACCATTAGATAAGTTTATTAAGTTTAGAAAGGATATAAGTCTTTGGTATGAAGAAATGCACCTACAAGGCTTAAACGAAGATGAGATAATGACAATGAAGAAACACTTAGATAAAAGTTACGGCATTGCGGCTACACAAGAAGACATTATGGAAATCCTAATGGACGAATCCATATCTGGCTTTACTGTTGTAGAGGCACATAAGGCTAGAAAAGCCATAGCAAAGAAGAAAGCTAAATTAATAGATAAGTTAAAAGAAGATTACTTCGATAAAGCGAAGGAAAGAACTGGAGCAAGAGAGGAAATAATAAATTACGTATGGCATCATTGTGTAGTTCCTCAACTTGGGTAAATAAAATTGCCCATTCCACTTAACCTATAAATATAGGGTGTACTATTAATTTAGTGCTAACGGGGAAATCTAAGTCCATTTATGGATATGACAATCCCGTGCTAGCGAAAGCGAGTGTAGAGACTATTCCCGCAAGGGAAGTAGAGTTTAGGTGAAATTCCTATTCTCCAAACAGTGGATAAAGTTTAATACCTTATTAGAGAGATATTAAACTTTAAAGAGTTAGTCCATGCCCACAAAAATGTGGGAACAACATGATAGTTTTAGTCGGAATCATACCTTACCTTATTCTATGATAGCTTTGCAAATTTTAAACTTAACATATGAGTATAATGACTTAGCTTGGAATTCAGCTTGTTTAACAGTTGAAAGTGGTGCAATAGACCAAGATGGAGATAAGAACACATCTTCTAACTATGGTAAAGTAGCTGTGGCAATTAGTAATATGGAGCAAGTTGGAATAACAATAGCACCTCCAGACATCAATAAATCTGGATATGTATTTACCCCAGACTTTGATGGAGGAGTTATATTATTCGGACTAAAAGGAATGTCTTACGTTGGTGATGACCTTGTTACTGAAATAGTAGAGAGTAGACCATACACTAGCTATGGAGACTTTTATAAAAGAATAAAACCGTCAAAGAGGAAAAATATATCCTTGATTAAGTCAAATGCCTTCAGGAACATTGAAGAAAAAGACAGAAGAGAATTATTAATGGATTATATTGCTGGAAAAGCAAAGGTAAAAACTTCCTTGTCTTTAAGGAATATGGCTGGACTATTTGATGCTAAATTTTTTAGTAATACAAAAGTTAAGAATAGCTCAATAATGTGGTACTTAAGAAAAATACTACGTTCAAACGAAGAAATAAAGGTAGATGACAAAAAATATTTTCCATTACAAGAAATGATGATTGAATTTTTAAATGTAGAACACCCAGAGTTAAAAGTTGTTTACAAGAAAGACAAATATTTAGTAGAGTCATCAGTTTTCGAGTCTACTTATGAGAAAGATGCAGATAAGTTAAGAAAATTTATTAAAGAGAATGAAAAAGAACTTTTAAAAGAGTACAATAAAATCATAATAGTGGAAGAAGCGTCCCACTATACTGAAGGAACAATAGGTAAATGGGAAATGGATTCTATATCCTATTATGCCACAGACAATGAATTAGACTATATAGACTATGAATATTATCCATTCGTGGATAAATTTAAAGACTTAAAAATAAAACCTGTGAAGTTTTATTGGAAAGACAAGTACCCAGTATTTCACTTATCAACGATAATTGGAACTTGCCTTAGCAGAAATAAGAATAAACATATGACTCAAATATTAACTAGGAGTGGAGTCGTTACTGTAAAGTTTAAAGGTTCTGATTTTGCGTACTACGATAGACAAGTCAAAAAGAATAGCTCTATTATAGATAGTAGTTTTTTTAGTAGGGGCAACAAAATTATGATTACTGGATATAGGTCGAGCGAAACCACTTTTAGGGGGAAAGATTATTCCAGGACAAAGCAAAGTTTAGTTTACTTAATTGAAAAAATAACAGACGATGGAAAATTAGAAATGAGAAGTGAGAAACATAGTTAACTTTTGTAAGAAAAACCTTGACTTTCTTTTACTTAAATGGTATAATATAATTAGGATAGAAAATACNAATAGGAGGAAATATATGAATTATAGTAATTTATTAACATTTGAATTAGAAATTCTATGTGGAAAGAAAGTCAATTTTTTCTGCACTGAATTAATAACAGAAGAAGAAAAGAAGGAAGTGGATGATTTCTTTGATTTTGGAGACAACGAATTGAACTTAACATTTGCACTAAGTCTACTTTCTTCGAACAAAGAATTTATAATAGACGTTCCGCCAAGTGCGGTAGAAATTAAGAAAGTTAGTAAAGCTTTTATAGCATCTTTTGTAAAAACTTATGAAAGAAGTAGCATCGGAAGTTTCTCATTCATTGAGTTGATGAAAAGTGAGAGGGGGAGCCATATGAGAATAAATATAGGAGACTCTGTTGTTTTTAGAGAGAGTACGGAAAAGTATTCGGCAAATACGGTTTTAAAAGTTTTTGCTAGACTTGGCAACTTAGTATATGTAGAAGGAGATGACGAGGCTTATCAGATTGATGATTTAAAAAGGATAGGAGAGTAAAGTATGAAAATAATGTTAAGTTCACCTAGCCCAGGATGTGGTAAAGATACAGTAGCAGACTATTTAGTTAATAAGTATGGATATACCAAAGTTTCTTTTGCTGGAGCTATTTATACGATAGCTAATCAGTACTTCGATATGAAAGATAAAGATAGGGTATTGTTACAATCTATAGGAGAGGGATTTCGTTCTTTAGACCAAGATGTTTGGATAAATGAAATGGAGAGAAAGATAAAAGATATAGAAAAATTAGTAGGAACAGATAAGTTAGTTATATCAGACTTAAGACAAGAGAATGAATATCTTTGGGGATTAAAAAATAACTTTTTACCTATTAGAATTTCTGCTTCATTAGACTTAGCAGAACAAAGAGTAAAAAACAGAGATGGTTCATGCGATATAAATAGATTTGACCATGAATCAGAAAGAGGAGCGGAAAACAAAGAAATGATTGACATATCTAATGACACAACAAAAGAAGAATTATATCAAAAGATAGATATGGTAATGGAAAGTCTTTTCGCGTAAACTTGACAACAATAAAAATCTATGGTATAATAGAGTTTACACGGTAAAAGAATAAAGGAGTGATATATGTTTATTATTAAAAGAGATGGAAGTGAAGAAGAATTTCAGAAAGACAAGGTTATTAATGCTATAGCCTCAGCCTTTTCAGATGTCAAAGACGTAGAACTTGATATGAAGCTGTGTTCGGATATAGGAAGAACTATAGAAGAAGAAGCTAAACATCATGAAGATTTTATGGGTAAAAGTTTCACAATAGAACAAGTACAGGATATGGTTGAGTCTGAATTAGTACACGCAGACCAAGGCAAAGTAGTAAAAGCTTTTATATTATATAGAGAAAAGCACAAACAGATAAGGGAGAGGTGGCACCCTTACAAGAAATTTAAATATTTGAACAAAGAGTTTTTAAGAGATTATGCTAGAGACCCAAATCCATTTGACTCAGAGTTATCAAAATTTACTTTCTATAGAACATACTCTAGATTTATTAAAGGCATAAATAGACGAGAAACTTGGTTGGAAATGAACGCAAGAGTTGTGGACTATATGATAGAGTTAGACCCCAAAGGTGACTCTGAGAAAGCAGAAGAATTATTTGACTTGATGTACAATTTCAAAGTATTTTCTTCTGGCAGAATCAGATATACGGGTGGGACAGAATCCATTAAAAGAAATTTCCAAAGTGCTTTTAATTGTAGTTATGTCACAATGGACGATATATTTAACCTAGTTGACGCAATGTACTTATTAATGTTGGGTAGTGGTGTCGGATATAGAATACTGAAAGAAGACGTTGAAAAGATACAACCAGTAAGACAAGACATAGAAATAATTCACAAGGACTATCAGCCTGTTCCAAGACTAGCTAGACAAGAGTTAACAACAACGACATTAAGTAATAATTCTATACTAGAGATTGTAGTTGGAGATTCTAAAAGAGGTTGGACTGAATCATTAAAGATTTATTTAGAGTTTTTAGTCAACTACAAAGCTAGTTCAAGTGATGGTTTAATAAAAACTATCTTATTCAACTATGATAATGTTCGTCCTGCGGGAGAGGTCCTAAAGACATTTGGTGGCACAGCAAGTGGTCATATACCTTTAAAAGAGTCTTTTAGTGGAATAGACAGAATTATTAAAAATTCTAACGGTGGTAAGATAACCAGACATAGAGTTAAGCTAAAGCCTATTGATATGTTAGATATTAATGGCTTAATAGCAGAAGCAATAGTTGTTGGTGGTGTAAGGAGAGCAGCTGAAATTGCCTTAGTGTCTGCTGACGATTACGAAACAAGAAATGCAAAGACTAACTTATATACAGAAGTTAATGGTAAATGGCAAAT